AAAACACTATCAATAAGTTGGAGTCATTACCATTTTTTTGCTGTAGTCCAGTAAAAACCACCTTTAATTCCCAGGCGTTTTCTTACTTTGTCATTTTTTGCTTCGCAATATAGTGCAAATTCTTCTTTATCAGTGCTCATTATTGATAAACCTCATCACAGATTTAAGGGTGAACAAATCTCTGCCATTGCTGACATATAAGAATGAAACTGGATATTTATTACGGTGCTGTTTTAAAATCCTGCCGGGATTTCGTTATCCTGGTGAATAACTTTATCGACCGGATAACAGTTGCCTGGAATTTTCTGTTCGGTTGCTGCGGCCATACATTCCTGCATTGTTCTGTGAACACTGACTGCAATATCAACTGGCTCTCCGGAAACAAGAAAAACCGTCAGAATAAGTGCAAATACTGGATTCATTGTGCACATCCTTTTGGCATCAGACGTAAACGGGCCAGCATTGAAACAATGCATACTTTATTTAATAACTCCCGTTCGTGTTTTCTTTTGTTAATGGCCTCTTCAGTGAATACAGGATTACTGATAGTGACACCAATTTCAAAACAACCTTCAGACGTATTAACGTTTGGTAATAACGTTTTCATTATCGCGCCCTCAACAATGAGTTTTGTGATGCGGTGCCTGGTGCTTCCAGGTGACGTTAACCAGTTAACAATTAACGCCGGATACAGAGAATCCACCCATAACACTGTTTTCGGTTTTAACTGTTCCGCGTGCGCTCAGCCGCATTCACCACATCACAAAATTCACTTTAAAAAGGGCGGCAGAGCAGTCACGGAGTAAAACTGATACCGCCAAACGTCACCAGAAAATTGATAACAGAGGGCGTTGCAGCGGGGTTGTCACTTAAGCGTATGGTCAACCTGACAACCCGGTGTCCTCAACGGGGAAGGAATAACCCCGCCATACTTACCGCCGCGCCATTTCGCGGATTGCCACAACCGGAAGCGCACGGTCGACGAAAATTTAACGACAGACCATTTATGAACTAACAGCCTCGCCGTGCGCTTTCGCGTTATGCCCTGACTTTTCAGGGACATATCCTTTCAGTAAACTGTCAGTGCCGGATGCTCACCCGTGTCCGGCGCACGCACTCCACCTCACCCGTGGAGAACTCCTTAATTACCAACCCTCAGGAGGGTGAATGTTAAAATCAACTCTTATTGCTAAATGCCTTTATCAAAATCGCATGGTAAGCAGCATTTCAATAGGCGAGTCTGCAGTTAAAAGTATTTTCGAAGAGTACTTTCCCGGGCATGATTTTAATAAATGGAATACCAAATTACCGCCAGCAGTTTCAACGCGTATTCTGAAAGCAACTGAAAGAGCAAGTACAATTCGCGTTAACTATTTCATTAAAGATTTGTGGGATCTTTGATATCCACAGAGCCTAAAGTATGTGCATATGGATGTGCTATTGTGCGCCCTCGCAGATTTGCATCATTTTCTAAATTCACTGAACGAAACAGGGCATCAACAAGGCTCTGTACAATGCAAAGGCAATCGAAGACTGTCGCTGTTTCTGTTTTGATTGATGAAAGAACATGGCCATTCACGCAAACAGAAATTACCCGTTCATTAACATCGCTTTCCTGCTTTTGATTATCAGAACCATATAGCCCAGAAAAAGCATTGCGCACATTACGAACCATATTATCGATGGTTTCTTTTTTGGTGTATGCCGGGTCAATTTTCACCAGACTATCACCGAGAGTCGTTGCAGCAATTGTCTGGATTTCTTTTGGTAAATCTTTAAATTCCATTATTAGCCTCGTTGGTTAACCATTAACGTGGGTATGTAATCATTCTGGCAATGCTTAATGCCGCTGCTTTTTCCAGATTGGTGATATCCTGCTCCAGAGCGGACAGATTTTCAGCCTGCTTAGCCCTGGCTTCATTGGCCCATTTCAGGTCCTGCGCAGCCTTAATTTTCTGGTGCATCCACTCATAAAGTTCATCATCGGTATAGTCTGGCGCGATGATGACGGGTTCTCGTTTCTGCATACTGATTCCTCGCGGTGCTGCTTCGCTTATCAGCCGTTAGATTTTGCCGAGCTGGAAAGCGCCTGTTTAAACTCACTGAAGCTGAGAGCTTCTTCGCCTTCGGCAAGGCCTTCGAAGTATTCTTCGTAAGCCTTTTCCATGATTGTGTCGAAATCCATATCACTCACCTGAGTTTCTTTCCAGCCAGCGACGGGCACCATTTTCGGTTTTAAACGTTTTGCTTTTGGTATACGTCATCGCGGTAAACGTTCCATCCTGGTTAGGGAACACGCCGCACACCAGAGATTCGTTGTTGCCAAGATCGATAGTATCCATGTTGACCTCATTTCCCCTTAACGCCGGGGTAGCGGAACAAAAACCTGCTGCATAGTTATTAAAGTTGAACCCTGCCGTCATGTTCTTACGCCTCGGGCTGGCTACTTAACCCCTGACCACTGTCTGGTAACTCGAAGTATTGCCCTGCATTCTGTGGGGCGGGGTGGGTTGACGCCTGAAAAAATAGCATCATTATTTTTTGATGTAAATAGCATCGCTATTGTTTTTGTTGGGGCAAGAAAAAACCACCCTAAGGTGGTTCTGTCGGCGGGAATAATTAACTGTTTTTGCCTGGATACTGTCTTCGAGAATGCACAATATTTACTACTTCTATGCTTGATGCTGTTACTCGGTAAAGGATGATGTAGTTAGGATGAGTTACAATTTCACGAAGACCAAGAACTCGCTCGCTTGGAGGATACAGGTAAGGATGCTCTGTGAGCGGCAAAACGGATGTTTCAATTCGAATTTTCATTCTGCGTGCTGCCGCGGGATTTTCTTTAGCTATGTAGGCTACGATCTGGCGCAAATCATCACGAGCAGATGGTAGCCATAAAACGGGTAACATTATTCACCTCTGTGAGTTGCAGCAGCAATTTGGGCAATAATTTGTTCCATTTCCGCCATTACCTCATCATGCGGAATCGCCGGGCGGGGATCCGCGAGGCTTGCTGCTACTTTGGCCCGCAGCCATTCGTTGTAACTATTTTCTTGCTCAACTGTCTCAAATTCTGAAACCATTGGGGAAAGGACTGTACTCATTTTACATATCTCCTCTGATTTAGGCGCGACGGCCTTTTTGTGCAGCTAACCACCGCGCAACCGTACGATCCATTGATTCTTTTTTATCTTTCATCTCCTGAAGCATGTGTTCTTGATCTTCTTTCGGAAAAGCTCTGAACGTATGGATTAAATCTCGTTCCATCGGCTCTACGGCAAACGGTAGTTCATCCTCTGTTTGTTCTGTGTCTGCTGGTAATGCGACTATGTTATCTTGCTGTGGTTCTCGACAATACATCCTTGCAATTTGCAGCAAATCTACCATGTCTGGCCTGATTGACTCAGGGGGAACTTTCAGTAAGCCAGCAAACTTTAGAACAGCCTCAAGGTTTAGTGGGGTTTGACCATTTAGGTAGTGACTTACCGCCCCTTGTGTTGAAAACCCCATAATTTCCGCCGCACGTTCCTGAGTCAATCCCAACTGAGATTTCTTTGCCATCCAGATTTCTTTCAGTCTTCTGGCGGCGTTGAGGTCGGTGTCTGACAATGATTTTCTTTTCATACATCCAATTCTAATAAGATTGCTAATCACTTTGAAATAGCATCGCTATTTACTTTTAAAAATAACAGTGCTATTAATTATGCATTGGTAACACATCACATAGGGCGGATTATGAATCTTGGAGAATATTTGCATCATTTTCATATAACCCAGAGTTCATTTGCTGAGATTGTTGGCGCATCCCAAGGGATGGTCAGCCACGTTATAACGGGGCGTGCAAAACTTACAGGAGAAAAAATATTACGTTGGTGTGAAGCAACGGGATGGGTGGTGACCCCACATGAGATTGACAGTAAAACCTACCCCAACCCAACTGACGGCTTGCCTGCTGAGTTTCAGGCTAACACACAACCATCGGCGGGGGTTGATTCATGAAAATCAAGCATGAACACATCCGCATGGCGATGAAAGCCTGGGCGCATCCGGACGGTGAAAAAGTTCCGGCAGCTGAAATAACCAGGGTTTATTTCGAACTGGGAATGACGTTTCCGGTTCTGCATAACGACAGCAAGCACAACACGCTTTATCTCAACACCCAAAAGATTTTCCGTTGGCTGGATAAAGACACCCCTGACGCTGTTGAAAAAATTCAGGCGTTGTTACCTGCGATCGAAAGGGCAATGCCACCTCCGCTGGTGGCTCGAATGCGCAGCCACAGTTCAGCTTATTTTCGGGAACTGGTGGAGACGCATGAACGACTGGTGAGAGACGCTGATGATTTTGTCGCAGTGGC